GGTAAACTTGATATCTACCTGATAATGTACCAACTCTTTCGATACCCATGTTGTAGTTGTCTTGGTCAGGAGCCGCGTTTGAAACGTGGAAGTACTCAAGGTCGTCAAAAATTGCTGAAATCTCAGAAGAAACAACAATCCAGTTAGCACCACCTCTTAAAGTAGACTTATGGATTTGTGCAGAAATCTGATTGATTGCAGTAATCAATGTCTGATTCCAATCCTTTTGGTTGTACGCAGTTGAAGTAGTATTTAACTTTCTCCATCCATCGTAGTCCCATCTTAATGTCCAAGCTGCACCTTTTCTTAAGTCTCTTAAGATTTCACGGTCAATTTCAGCCGCTACTTGCTCTGACAACAATGCAGTTAACTCAGCCTCCGCATCAATGTTATGGAATGCCGAAACGTCTTGAGCAAGTTCTGGTGACCACTGTGCTCTTAACTTTCTTTCTGTAACAGAAACAGTAACAGCTTCAAGGTCAAATGAAACTTCACCGATTGCATCTTCAAATTCTAATGTTTCATAGATTCTGTATGTCGCTTCTAATGTCCATGATGAAACTGTTTGACCAGTGTAACCATCAAGAGTTGCAGTTCCACCGATAGCAACTGGCATACTACTATCAATAGCTAAGTAAATAACACCGTCAGCATCACAAATGTTATCAAAAGAACCACCAGGTCCTGTTGATGGGAATGATGTTGCAGTTGTTTGACCATATTGTACAATACCTTTACCATATTTTTGAGTTACAACTCTAAATGGTACGAAGGTATTAGGTGTACCTGTGTAGTAAACTTTCAATGAAGACAAGAATTCTTCAGTATCCATAGCGTTACCGTCAGGACCAATTAATTTACCAGCACCGGCATTAGAGAAACCTGATAAAGCCACCAATACTTCTCTAACATCACTACCTGTAGGTAATGAACCAGCAACTAAATTTCCGTTAGACCATTCAACAGGTACTAGTGATTTAGTTACGTCACTAAACTTACCCTTAGAGTAATCAAACAATCCAGCTGGGTCATCTTCAGGAATATCACCTTCATAAAATCTATCATACAAGTTAGTACTGTTAGTGTAACCTGATGTAGTAGATGCAGGTCCACCTGGTGCTCCGAAAGGAGGAATGTGAGTTCCGTCTGAATTTCTGTTCTGAATCTTTGGAACAAAGTAGAACAACTTACCGATTGGTAAGTTCATCGCCTGAACTGAAACGATGTCGTTAGCCAACAACTTAGAGAAAACTCTTCTTACGATTGGAAAAACAACAGTTTCAAAAGAACCTGAACTGTCAGAAGCAGCAGCTTCGTTTATCAAATGAGACGCTTGGTTTTCGTACAACTGCGCCATATTTTCTTTTAAGTGGCCTTTAAGACCATCGAGGAACCCTAATTTGTCCCACTTGTTAATTGTATCCTCCTTGATAACTTTAAGGTGCTTAAGACCTATGTTACCTACGAGACCTGATTCTAATAATGCTCCCATTTTAATAATTTTTTAAGGATTTTTATTTTAATTTACTCATTAAATCTTTCATTCTTAAGAACTGAGGATTTTCATAAGTTTTACTCTCTATTAAGTTATTAGCAGAACCCTTAGTAGGTGTTTTAGTGACTTTAGATTGTACTGATTCAGTAACAACATTAGTCTCCTTACCTCCTAAGTCTTCTTTAATTGTCTTATAGAGAGACTTTGATTCTTTAAGAGTTTCGACACTATCGAAACGTCTTAGTATATTTATTTTTTCTTGTTTCGTTGTAGAATGTTCTGTGAACAAACGAGTAGCGTATGCGAGATTTGAATTAAATACTGCAACTTCATTTAACTTTTCTTTAAAAATACTTAAAGCTTTTCTGTACTCTTCGTTTTTTTCTCTGAGTTGTGAAACTTCTTTTTCTAAAGATTCGTTATAACGTGCCTTATTCGGTATAGTTTTTGGTTTTGGTAAACCTTTAAACCTATCAGACGAAGCTCTTTGACCTTGAGCAATACTTCTCTCGGTAACTTCTTCCTCTTCTTCGTTGGTTTCGTAATCTTTGTGAGACTTAGAGTCGTCACCTTTCTTACCTCCCCACTCTTCACTCATTTCTTCTTCGTTGGTTTCGTAATCTTTGTGAGACTTAGAGTCGTCACCTTTCTTACCTCCCCACTCTTCACTCATTTCTTCTTCGTTCCATTCTTCTGAAACTTCTTCTTCTCCGATTTCGATTTCATATACAACTTCTTCTTCTTCGTCACCTTCAGACATTTCATCTTTAGTTTCCATAACTTCTTCTTCATCTTCTGACTCTCCTAGTTGAATCACATATTCTGTATCTGCTTCAGTATCCGCTAAGTGAACATCATCACCGTCTTGTTTAACGATAATACCATCATCTTCACCCATTGCCTTAAATACCTTTAAGATTTCATCATCAGAAGCCATTGTTAAATCTAGTGGAGATAGAACTTCTTCTTCGTCGTCAACTTCCAAGTCGTCACCAGGTAAATCAGTCATTAACATTTCCTCATCACCCATTTCCAACTCTTCGTCGTTATCAGATTCCATGTCACCAACCATATCAAGACCTAAGTCTTCAAGGGCGTCCTCCATGTCACCTTCTTCGTCATCAATTTCAACCTCATCTTCAACGTCAATTTCTTCCTGTTCGGACATTTCAACGTTTTCTTCAGTTTCCATCTCAGACATTTCTTTAACCTCCTCATCTTCTTCGTTAAGAGATTCTTTTACTAATTCACTGATTTCTTCCTTCATAGTAGAAGCAAGTATTCCTTTTGCATTGTTTGTTATAGCTTCTTGCAAGTTTTCCATTTGCAATAATGCCTCTTCAACCAAATTTTTTTCTGCCATTTTTTCTTTTTAGCAATAGTTTATTTTACATATAAATATGCGAATAATTAAAAAAATGTTTTTTTATTAACTTTTAGCAAAAAAAAATCGGGTTTTACCCGATTTTAATTTTTTCGTTGATTTAGACGAAAATGTATTTTTTCGTTTATTTAGGCGAAATTATTAGTATAAGAGTGATTCAGATTCTTTAATATTAACTAAATTTAACGCGTCTTTTCTATTATCACATAACCATTCATAAGTTAAATCGTTTGGTAAATTAAGACTTTTACCTTTTGGTATGTTTTGGTTTATCACTCCAAGACCGCAGTCAGCATCTATTACTAAACATCCAATATCAGATGAATTTTTAAATTTCACAATACTCTTCCATACATCGCCGTGCCAGTGTGTCTGTATTCGTGGTACTTCTTGTGAGCCCTTAGTTAAAGGATTACAATCATGTAAGACAATCGTTCCACCTTCATTAAGATAATCTAATGAATTTTTAATATCTTTATCAACTTGCTCTGAATGATGTAACCCATCTATAAATATAATATCAAATTTATCCATAGTCGGTGCGTGTTTTTCAAAAAACTCATCTGATGTTATTGGATATGATACTTTTATCTTAGCCGCAGGGTCTACTCCGTATTTAGTAGTACATTTAACGTTGTTAAAACAAAATCCAGACTCGATACCTATCTCAAGATATCTACTGTAATTATTTTTAGTTATTAACTTGTTAATTAACTGAAATCTATTCATACACCTCGTCAATTTTACTTTCTACACATGCTGTAATTCTCCAATCATATGTGAAATCTTTAAAGTTTGATGTAACCTTAGCTTCCACATCTGTTACATTGTAACCTTTTACTAGCTTTTCCTCTCTTACTTTTTTAATTTTACCTGAGTTTTCATCTGGTAGGTCATACTGTACTTTCGCAACAAAATATTTTTCGTCCATTGTAATTGTTTTTAATTAGGTTTAATAACCTAAATAATCGGATAATTTTTTCATTAAGTCAACACTTCTACCTAATCCACCATCAATTCTTGGTTCCTGCGCTCTCATATTAGTTTCCTCCTCAAGGTTTTCTTCATATCTATTTTTATCATCTTTATTTAAAAATAGGTACGCCCCTGGTGTTGACGGAGATGAAACCAGGTCAAAACAGATTAACTCAAAGTCGTCCTGAACTTCGTTTCTTTCCCCCTTCTTTACCAAAGAACCTACACCACGAGAAGAAACCCCCATAGTGACACCTTGTCTCATTAGGTTTGCTGCTTGGTCACCAGGACACGATACAACACCTCTTTCGTGGAAACCTGGCGAGGTCAACAGTTTAATCTTACCCATAAGAGTATTACCTTCCCACCATATTTCAGTAATAAGGTGGGACACTCTATCCAAATCAATTAATGACGATTCGGGGTGATTAAGTTCTGATATAGATAAACCTTTTTCAATCGCCTTTCTATACACATCTGCTTCTCTCCTTAAAATCTTTTCAGGATATACTCTACCATTTCTATTTGGTGTGTCATATTTCTGAAGAGTTGCATAAAACTCAAAAGGTTTAGAATGGTCTAACTGACCATATGACTCTCTTATTATCTCTGCATTACGACTATCATGTGGATTTATTGTCCCCGCATCCCATTCTACTAAAATACCCTTACCGATATCATTTGGTCCTAATATTTTCATGTTTTTTATTTATAAATATATCAGACCACTTCTTTTGACGATTTACTCTTGTGTACTTTGAAGTATTTAATTCCTTTTAAACAATCGGTATATACTGATGAAATGATATTTTTAACTCTGTCTCTTAATATTGGTGATTTAAAATCTGTGTGATTTTTAAGGTATAATGTTATTTCTAAATTCATAAAACTCCTCTTTCCTTTTTGTATTCCGCTACTTCTTAAGTCTAAATCTACTATATTGTGTTTCTCAAATATTAGGGGGTCAACGACCTCCAAAAGAATGTGTTTTATATTTCTTTCCATAGTTCCTGTTGCCCTATCCCAATTCTCAAATTCTTTTATTGGTTCTACCCACGATTGTAAAACGATGTATATTGTTTTTAAATTTTTCGCATCTACTGTTCCGTAGTGGCACTTTGCGTCACTGAATAATTTTAATTGTGACGTTTTTCCCTTCTTCATGTAATCCCATCTTTATTTAAAGTTTATTGATTTAAAGAAAATATAGTATAATATTATACTTATGTCAAAAAAAGTCATATTTATAATAAGGAGAAATAATT